TCTTCGTTTTTCATTTTAGACAATTTATCTCCAATCTCATGGCCTTTCTTAATAGTTTTTTTATCAAGAGGTGGCTCATCATTAAATTTCTTTTTAGCAGTTGACATACCAATTGCATATGCTTTATCTTTAGCCATTTCTACTAGTTTTGATAACTGATTAATTTTAGCATGTTTAATTGCCAACTGAGTTGGTATATCCATGTTCTTAATCATATTCTTAACAGCAGGTGTTACATCACCTGGTTTTTTATCTTGCCATGTTTTCTTAATGTTTGCAATTTGAGATGGATTTAATTTAGGTTTTAGATAGTCAACATCTTCCTTCATCTTTTTCATCTTATCTCTTAAATGTTTGTATGCAACACCGACTTGAAGTAATGGCTCACCTGTTTCAGGATTTACCATTTTTTCAGTTTCTTTTTTAGCAACTTTGGCCTTTTCTGTTTCAGCTTTGACTTTTAAAGATTGTATCTCTGCGTCTTTTTTATCTATCTCTGACTTTAATTTTTCTTTATCATCTGTTTTTTCTTTTTTTTCTGCATGTTCAGCTTCACCATCAGGAGCCACATCAACCTTTTTCATTTTCTTTTTTTCATCTTCTTCATTAACAGATTCAGGTACACAATTAGGTACCATTTTATCACCTTTTTTCTTCATGCCTACTTTTTTATAACCTACCCAACAAGCCTCATATACAGGATTGTAAAAATCTTCATCAGCGCTTTCATCTATTGTATAACTCTCTGCTCTTACTGTTGCTTTGTAAAAGTTTTTAAGGTCAGTAGCATATTTGTTAAGGTCTGCACCTTTGCCATCAACTTTCATAACCGTACCTTTAGCATTAATAGTGAAACCTTGTTTTGCTAAATCAGTAGAAGCTTTTGACATATCATCCATAGATTTAAATGTAACTGTCATCTTTTTAAATTCGTGTATTTCTTCTTCACCTAAAATTGCCTTAACAGTTTTTACATCTAGTTTCATTAACTTAGCAATCTCAGCCGCTGACTTACCATCTTTTTGCATGGCGTCAATCTGCGACATCTTGCCTTCTTCAAGGTTAAAATCTTCTTGTGTAATTTCTTGTTCTTCTTTAAAAGAACCAAATGGTCTAAAAGTAGTTATCTTTACACCCATATTTCTAACTGCTAATTTAGAAGCTGAACCACTTGACACGAAAGGTATATTTTGTTTAGATAATTGTTTTAAATCATCATCTTTAAATCTATCCAAGATGTTCATTAATTGTTGTGCTCTAGCGGCTGTTATTTTTTTGCCTTTAAGTGGTGCATATTCTTTTTTAAGAATTGCAATCTGCATATTAGATAGGCCTTCTTCTATGGCCTGTCTCATTGTTTTTCTATATCTACTCATTAGTTGTTTACCTTTGCTCCTGCTCTCCATTGATAACATGACCAGTACCTTGCTTTTGTTTTAGGTCCTGGATTATCGCAATTGTGCCTAGCTCTAAAGCTTTTTCTTCTAGCTGGGTCATCTCTTTTAATACTTAATCCTGTTGTATCACCAAATGAAACTTTGATTACTTTACCTGCTTCGTTCTTAACATAAACATAAAATTTTTTACTTCCACCACGAATAGGGTCGTTTAATGTTACTTTTTTACCTTGATATTCTGCTTCATAAATGCCTTCTTGTTCATGTTCAAAGATACATTCTTCGCAAGATTTATCAATGTTTTCGTACTCTTTATAAGTTTTCATATCTATATTTATAAGATTTCAGGCGTATATAATAAATCTATATCTGACCTGTTCACCGTGTCTTTGGCGTCTTCTAAAGTCTCTACAAGTGGTTCACCTGCCAAGTTAAATGATGTGTTAAACAATATTGGTACTCCTGTTTGTTTATAAAACTCTTCAATTAAATCATAAAAATGTTTATTTTGTTCTCTGGTTACCGTCTGTATTCTACATGTACCATCTACATGAATTATACCAGGCACTTCATCTTTTGCCTTTTGTTTGGCTGGTATGGCAAATGACATATAAGGAGTTTCCTTAATTGTCGCCATCTCAAAATAATTATTTGCATGTTCTAATAATATTGTACCAGCAAACGGTCTGTACCATTCTCTTCTTTTAACTTTGTTAACAATATCTTTTGCGTCAGGATTTCTAGGGTCAAATAATATAGACCTATTACCTAATGCTCTAGGACCCCATTCACTATCGCCTTGAAAGATTGCCACAATCTTGCCGTCAATTATATTTTTAATTACTTCACTTTTGTTCATTCATCCATAAAGCAGCTCCAATAGCTGTCCCTCCATCATGTGCCACAGGATCCACAAAAAAATTATATTCTGGAAACTCTTTGACATAATGATAATTATTAACACAATTCAAAGAATAACCACCTGATAATATTACATTCTTACAATCAGAATAACTAAATGCCTTTTTTAATAAATCAATAGTATAATTTTTAGAGTGTTCTTGTAAAGCATGTGGTTTTTTCTGTTCAGGATATGAAGCCAGTCCCATTAATTTACCTGCGTCTAAACCGTTATGCTTAAAACCCATTTCTGTACACATATCAGCAAATAGATAACCCATAGATTTTCTACTACTCAACAACACATCTTCATCATTAATTTTAAACTCTCTATCAGGTGATTTAATTAGTCCATATCTCTCGTCAAATCTAATACAAGAGGCATGTAAATATTTTCTTTGCCAATTTTTTTTGTTCATCAAATATACGGTTTCTATTTCTTGATAACAATGAAATTCTTGACCACCACCACCGTCCATAACAACAACTATTGCCTCATCAAAAGGTGATAAATGAAAACCTGTATAAGCATGATATAAATGATGGTGCGATTTATAAAAATGCACCTGTTGTTTTAATTGTTTAGATAATAAATCACAACAAATAATATCATCACTTATTAATGTTTCTTTTGTTTCACCTAAAAATGCACGGTCATAGGCAGCAACAATAACATTATCAGGTTTGTCTTTTACCTTTTCATCTATAACTTTAAAGTAACAATCATCATGTTTAGGCGCATAATATTTTCTTTTATTAAACCTATCCTCTTCATAATAAAAATCTATTTTACCGTCAGTTACTTGGCAAATAGAAGCATTATGTGATATATTAATCCCTAGAGTTCTCATTCATCACCTTGTCCATCATTTTATTAACTACTTCTTTTAATTTGTTTTCCCAAATATCTTTATACTTTTCTTTATACTTATTAATTGTATTAGGATTTTCTGACCATTCTTTTACATCATCTTTAGACACTTTTTCTTTTTCTCTATCTAGGAAACCTTTTACTTTCTTAATAGGATTTTCTTGACCTGGTGTAGTATCAATTGTATGTTTTGTATATTCAGGTGTACCAATTTCATAAACCTCACCATACATTTTTTTAAATTTAGTCGTATGAATACTTGGTTTAGTCTTAGCACCCTTATCTCCTGGCGCTGGTCTATTGTCATTCTTTGTAGTATCTCTATTCTTAAAGTGGTCTGCTCTTTTATCTTTTGTACCTTTTTTCAGGTCTTTATAATACTTTTTAGGTTGAGTACCATCTTTTTTCTTCACATCTTTATCTTGTGGCTGAGCGTCTAAATCTTCTTGTATTTCAGGCACAGCTTCAAAGCCATAATCAACATTTAAGTTAACATCTCTCATGTCTGCCTCTCTATCGGCTGCCACAGGAATACAATCCCATATCCATGCCTTATGTAAATTATTTTTATTGTCTTCTAATACAATATAATTTGTACCTTTTCTTTGTACTTTACCTCTAACATCTTCTTTGACATAATCAACTTCGTCACCGATATTGAATATTTGGTCTCTGATATAAAGGTCTCTAATTTGTTGTTGTTCAAACTCTTCCATACTTGCAATTGGGCTAACATTTTTTTGATAAATGTAATTAGCGGCCAACTTCATTCCCTTTCTTACTTGTTTCATAAGTTTATCTGCGTCCACACCTGAAGGCAATCCTTTCTTAAAACTAGCAAGGTCGCCTTTAGCAGCGGCAGCTCTCATCTTGCTTGCACTCATACCTGAAGCTCCCTCTGCGTCTGGATCCCTCTCACCAGCAGATACAACATTGACATTATCAAAGTTATAATAACCATGTCTTGATTTTACATTGTTGTATTTGTTTATTATTGTTTCAAACTCTCTAACTCTATCACTACCTACAACCATAAAGATTTCAGTAATGCCTTGATTATGAAGTTCAGTACAAATATCTAATATCATATTTGTTGTGTTAATTACTATCTTTCTAGCATGTCTAGGAAACATTTGTTTCATTATTGCTAGTTTATCTCTAGCAGATAGTGGATTCTTTTTAGCGTCTTCACTTCTACTTAAATAAATTTTATAATCATCAGCACGAATACTTGCAACTTTATTAATTA